TGTAATATACATACCAAAATCTAAGGCTATGGTGGAACTAATTTTGTACAGCAGCAACTATTATCACCATGGGCAGGAAAAGAAAAGGTTTCGGATATAAGATAGCCTCTATGGCTGGAGCTTATGCAGGCTACGAAGGTCATCAGTATTTTATCATTCGGAATCGGGGCGGTACTTCCAACTGTTGATCCGGTGTTGAGTATCTTATTCCCTGTGATATCTAATACGTAGTGTATGCCTGTTCCGAAAATATAAACACCTCTTCGTTGACAAAAGTTAATTAAATTACCTTTAATGGTACATGTTAAAGGTGTTCCTCCTGTTATGAGAATGACCTCTATTCCGGCGGTAGTGCCTCTGGTTGTCTCTCCATCAATTTCGTTGTCAATTATACTCAGGTTACCATCCTTGTAAGTTGCTAATATTGGTGTTGCAAAATTACCTTTTAGATAATTGTTCGATATTTTACAGTTGATGGTATAAAGGCTGTTGACAAACCCCTCCGCTACCTCTATGCCAGAAACACCGTTATAATTACAATGATTAAGGGATATTAAAGTGCCGTCAGTTGCACGATCTCCGATTCCAGCATTGCCATTCCAATTGCATGTATTGCCTATAATCTTTATTCCCCTACTCCTGACATTGGAACTTTGCGACTCAACGAATATGCCTTGCTTGCCGCAATCTGTGACAAAATTCCCCTGTATTAAACCTGCCTCTGTTGTGTAGAATCCAGTACCAACACCAATCCCTGAACCGCCACCCCCTGAGCCGAACTCAGGAACTTGCCGTCCTCCGTGACTAATAACATTATCTATTATCGCGTAGTCCCTTAAAAAATCCGTTCCTATGCTTGTTGCGGAAGTATTCATAATGATAAGATCACGGAATATTGGTCTTAACATGTTGGTGATATACAGTCCTTTATTAGCGGTAGTATAAGTGTTAGCCGTAACTCCCATTCCGTCGATGGTGAAGTTTTGATACGAATTATCGACTAAAGGAGTACTAGCCCCTGTTTGTTGGAATGCAGCAAAGCCAAACCCAACGGGAGAAAGTATAGCGCTATTGCGCCCCTGACCTGTAATAGACAAATTATCTACTGGGATCAACGCTTTCGTCGTTAAATACCTTCCATTTTCTAATAATAAGGTTACATCCCTTGACGCTGCGTCATTTATACCCGCTTGTAATGCGTTAGAGTCATCTGTCCCATATTCCACCCATGCGCCGGGAATGGTGATCGTTTGAGCTGTTACCGCCTGCAACGCTTGCCTAGTCACGTTAACAGATGTCGCACTGTTAATTCCTGTTATCCAAACATCAACAGTAGGCGGTCTGGAATTTGATTGTAGTTCACCAGCGCTCGGAATGGTGATTTTCTTTCCTATGTCCCCTGCTGTGAAGTTAGCCGTAGCGCTCGTTAGTATTTTTGAGTTGATCGCCATTACGCCGTCAGTTATTGTCCTAGCCGCTACGATGGTCTTCACTGCATTAACGGATATAGTAATCTGCGTAGGACTATTGACGGCTGTAATCGTCGTCAATAACGTTTGTCCTATTAACTGAGTGCCGTTGTCTGCCCCCGCGTAGGGTATGCCGATTGATTTCCCCACGTCTCCGGACACAAAGTTGGCTCCGATCGCATTCACAACATTGCTGCCTGCAACAGTTGACCCATTTAATAACAAAACCGCATCTGCCTTTGCTCCATAAAAAGATTTAGTACCCAAAAAAACGGTTGATTGAGCGCCCAATCCGGCAAGCTTTGTCTTTTCGGTAGCGGTAAAAACTTCTTCAATAGCAATTACTTTATTAGCTTCCGGCGTAGTGATCAATCTCGAACCCGAAACTTTGTCCACCTTTCCGTCGATAGCAGTGTTATAATTTCCCACGAAGGTGTTAAACGTTTCGGTAGGCAGTTTTAACCCCAAGGCGTTGTTGTTAGACAGCACATATGCGTTATACACACTAGCGTCCTGCTTCAAGGCAATAGCAGCGGTATTTGTGGACTGAAAAGCAGAAAAAGCAGATAGGTTAAGTTTTAGATTGAACAAACTATCTGTTCTTCTTTGCAAAGGAATGAATTTGTACCCCTTTGCGCCATTCCCGATGATAATATTTTCAGTGGGCGTTAAATACGATTGCCCAACCAATACCGAGCCGCTAGGTGGCGAAGATATATTTTGCGCGTAACTCTGTATAGATAAAAAAGCGAGAGCTATAAGTATTAATTTTTTCATTTCCTATTTGATTATGTAATGTGCGTTTGCGCCTTGATTATCTATGGTTAATGTGGTCGGTGTGCCTAAGAATTTAACATAAGTACCTCCCGGTATTTTCTGATTTGGCGTGGAGGGCAAAGGATTGTCTACCTCTACATTTACCGTAACATCTGTTAGGGAGCCATGTTTTGCCAGATAGGTAATGGTATCGCCGGGTACCAAATCGGTTGACCAAGCAATAATTTTTGTGTTGGTACCGGACGTAATGTCGCCGGAAGTGACGGGAAACGACGCTGTTGGCAAAGATGATTCTAGCGTTTGAATCCTTTCTTCGTGGTCGTCCAATATGTCCGCATGACTGTTTATTGAACTTCGTATATTTGCCCCCGTAGCCTGAGCTGGTAATTTTTCTGCCGCCATTTTTTATGTTAGGTTATAGAGTTGTAAATTATTGAGGACACCTGTTTCAGCTAGATATCCATTTAAAAACAGTGCTTGCGAATCGGATGATAAATCGTAAACCTGTGAATCATTTAATGTTCCGTTTTCATTTAAGTAGCCACCAACAAACAGTTCATCGCTAGGTTCTACTGGCGTAGTTGGTTGACCTAGTCCTGTAGGTCGATCAGTCGTCGCACATAGTAACCACAAAAAAGTACAGGGGTCGTCGTTCTCCCTGACTTCTAGAATGTTGTAAGAAATTGCACCCACATTGATTGACATTGTTTTTTGCGGATAGAAACCGCCCCGATTCCGAATGATAAAATACTGATGACCTTCGTAGCCTGCATAAGCTCCAGCCATAGAGGCTATCTTATAATCCGAAACCTTTTCTTTTCCTGCCCATGTTGATAATAGTTGCTGCTGTACAACATTAGTTCCACCATAGCCGTCATCAGTCACCACGTCACCCATAATAGCAATACGGTGACGTAATCGCCCCGAGTCATAATGATATTTGTTATCTTTAGGCTTCATTATTCTTTTTAAATACCAGAATCACGCGCACTACCCATATTCGGACTGCTTAATAATACAGAGATATCTTTTGCGTTAATTTCTGTTTTTAACTGCCCGAAATCAGTCGAACAAACGCCATGAACTTCAAAGCTAATTCCATCTACAGGAGCGCCTACATTGGAGCAAATAACATGATACTCTTTCTCGACCTCCTTTAGCTCTTCTCTAAACTTTAATCTGTCTTCTTTCTGAATATACCGATAATCTATTCGGATTAATAATATTGGTTTTGCCATGATTTTATATTGTTGCTGAACGTTTGTATGGATTTAGTAGTAATTGTACGTCAAAGGGTAAATCTGCCTCGTAAACGTCTCGATTTTCAAACAAGTATGTAATAATCTTCATGCAAGCATCTTTCAAAGGGCTAGGCACATCAGCCGAAGAAACATAACCAATCTCTCCGACGACATTAAGTCCTGATTCCCCTCGAATAGTCGTGCTTAACACGTTGTACTGAAACGTTAATCCGGTCGTAGTTAAGTTCAGCGGGTAATCGTAGATTTCCAAATAGCCACACGAAGGAATGGTATAAGTATTCGCCCGTTGATACAGCGCGTAATTGGTAATCCTTTCCACTAAAGCTACGGACGTTTTGATATAACGCGTAATGTCGCCGTCCTTATCCGGATAGTCCACAACAAGAGCGTATTTCGCTTCCGCTAAGCTTATGAAATCCAGTGCGTCCATTACTTAGCCTTATCTGCTTTAATTTCTTTCTTTGCTTTTGTCTTAACCTCTTCGCAAACACCCAATACAATCATGTATTTGCCCAGCGCATTAGCCACTATCTCGGTGTCTCCTTGAGATTTACCGTTATGAGCCTTTAAGTATTTAACTTCCATACTCGTAAAGATAGGGATTAAGCATTTGTATTACAAACGTTACAAATTGTATATTTTTAATTCGGTAGTTTTGGGTTAAACAAAAATCGGGCAATATGAATTGGTTTGAAAAGTTATTTAAGAAAATAAGCGATCACTACGTTACAATGGACAAGGCTAAAACTAGTTATTTGATAGTCACCGAAAGGCGTTCAAAAAAGTCAAATCAAGAAGTTAAAGAGGAGATTGACCGCTACAACAATATCTCAAGCACCTCTTACGAATCAAATTGGGTGCCTCCGGTTGTTGACGACTATTCACCTCCTAGTTATGACTTTGGGGCTGATTCGGTTTCGTCAAGCGATAGTTCATCTGATTTCGGAGGCTATGATGGCGGTTCATCAAGCGATTATTAGACCATGAAATTTACCGAAGACAATACCAAAATCGGAGATATATTCGTAGGAGAGTATGAAGACTCAAAGGACGAAAAATATCGTGGCGAAATTATTAGTGTAGAAGGATGGGGTGTCACAATGAAATGTCCCTGGCTTTCGTCAATGCCCGTGTGTTCGTGGCTTTGGTCGGATTTAAACGAATGCTTTAAAAAACCTAAAAAATTAAACATATGAAAAACATTATTAAAATTACAGAAGACCGGATTGTATCGCTCAAAGCAGACGTGAAAATCCTAGAGGAACGAAAAGCTAAGATTGACGAAGATATATCATTGGTCAACTTTGATATTAAAGAAATGGAAAGTGAGTTAGACTCATTGATATGTCTGATTGACCGTAATTCTACAGTTTTCGGGCATGAAGTAAAAGACGGCACGCACTTGCCTAGATTAAAATCGTCGCTGTAATGCGAATTAAACAATTATTTACCATTGCTTTAATCACAATCGCAGTAATCGGACTAGTCATTAGCGCAACTTTAGCCATGATGGTCATTGCAATTGTGTTTTTGGCTTATACAACTTAAATTATGATTGAAATTAACAACGAAAGTAAATCGAAGTTCTTTGCACAGTATTGGGGGCAGAAAGTATTTAAATATAATAGGAATGATTCGCTTATTGATCCGAATGAGATTGGGAATGTAATATACATACCAAAATCTAAGGCTATGAATTATTCTTTTTTAGAACTCAAACCTCTTTCCTCTATCAGCGATGAAGATGCTATTGAGGTAGTCAAAATATGTGAGGGATTTGCGCCTGAAAATATAGAATTCAGAGACCGTACAGGCGATTATTTCGCTAGCCCTATAAAATGGAAACAGGCATTTTCAATTTTGAATCCGGGGACTAAAAATGAAAGAATAGACATAATAGCAAATTTTTCTAATACAAAGGATGGAGTTTCAATTTGCAGTGGCAATGAATATTGGAGGTGTCATACACAAGCATCAGACTACCTTCGGTCAAAAGGTTACGCGTTTCCTTGGATGGGATTGTCGGTAAATGAAATGGTAGAGGCTGGATGGATTAAACTTATCGCATGAACGAAGACGAGCCTTTAAACGAAAAGATGTGGAATCCACGTAAGTCGAGTAAAAAAAACAAACATCGTGGTTTTTACAAGCCTCCTAAAAAAAAGAAAAAGCACATTCCCAGCGAAATGGAGTTTCTGATTTCCGTTCACTTGGAGTTGCTAAAGGTAGAATACAAAACTGAACATACGTTAATCGGGCTTGTGTCGCCTCATTCCGGTAATTGGTTAAGTTGTGATTTCTACGTCGGCAAGTATCCGCTGATTATAGAGTATGACGGGATGCAACACTTCTTTAGGATGCAGAATGACCGGGATAAAGACGCTTTAAACAAGCGTAGGCTAAACGACAGAGCTAAAGACCTATATTGCATCCAGAATAATATTACGATGCTTAGAATTAACGTATACAACAAGCTTCGGTACAGGGAAATTATTAACGAGTGTATAGATAAATTAGAAAACAAACAATAAAAACATGGATAATTACGGAGAAAACGTGGTTGCAAACAACCCAAAGGAAAGGCTAGAGAAATTCGCGCACGAAGTTCTTGTGTTTTACAATGATTTACATATTTCAGAACAAGTAGAGTTTTTCTGCATGTTGCGTGAAAAGTTCGCTTTACATAGACATGGCATGTTACAAGACTTAAATTCTGACATGAAAGCAATGGACGAAAGAAGGCAACAAATGGAAAAAGGCGCGGAAGTGTTTAAAATAAATATTTAAGCCCCCATTTGAAAATAAAAAAGCCTCACTAAATTAATAGTGAGGCTTTTTTATGTGTATAACTACTAAGCAGTAGCCGTACTTAATTTCAGGAACGATTCAGGAACACGAATTGCCAAAGCAACACGACCTTCAAGACGGATCGTCACAATGTTCTTAGTGAAATTGTCTTTATTTTCAGTTGAGTAAGCGATGTTCATTGCTTTACGTTGGTGAATTGAAGCGCCACGGGCAAAATCACCTACTAAACCTTCCATGCCAACAAACACGTTAGACCAGTAGATCGGCACACCACCGATGTACAACACGCCATTATCACCCATAGTGATCGGGTAATTGTACTCGCCTGAACCAGAAGCTTTGTTGATCCATAATTCCATGTAGAACAACGGTGAAACAAAAGCCGCAGAAGTCGCACGTTTTCTCACGCGGATTTCAGTAATTGCAGCCATTAACTTATCCCAGTCATTTGAAGCTACAGTAACAGAACCATAAGGCAATGTTTGTGTCCCAGCCTGAGTCCATAAGCCTAAGATGTTAGTTCCAGTACCAGAACCTTTGAAGAACACAAAGTCTTCTGCGTCAAGGTATGCTTTAGGTAATTCGTAAGCAATCCATGCACGGAAACCAGCAACGTCATCCATGATTTCATCCGGTACGTCTAACCAACCTGCAATCTTACGAACTGGTGCTTCTCTCAAAGCAGAAGTGTAAGCTAATTCAGGTTTCTCAACGCCCATTGCTACAGTGGCAAACCCAGCCGTTGCATTGGTAGTAGTGAACTGAACGAATTTAATTACATCCGCAATGGTAGGAAATACAGGGATAGCATTCCTTGCGTGAATATCATCGTGACCCGGACCTACGATAGGCAAAAACTCAGGAGCAACAGAACCAGCAGGAACAGTGATTACAGCTTTCAAGGATTCAGCGTCCACATCGAAATTCAATGCTTCTTTCTGTCCTTTGAAGAACATTTTAATCATGTTCTCGCCTTCTTCGGTAGAAAGTTTTTCAACTTCTTTTTCCCAACCCATTTGCCCAGCAATCTGCGCCTGAGTAAACCCGTCACGCTCCATCGTCAGGCGTTTGTACGCCTCAGCCGTCATCGTTGCTTGTTCAGCCCTGCCGTTCAGGTCTGTCATATTGGACTGGAACTGGTTTTCCATCCGCAAGCCAGTAAGAGACGAAATTTGATCTTTAGTCAGGTTTTTGTCTGACAGGCCATCGGCGTATTGTGCAGCCATGCCGGGGGCTTTGATTGATGCCAGCTCCATGCGCAGGCTGGCCTCTTCCTCAGCGTAGGCCAGTGCCGATTCGGCGTTTAGTATCCCAGCCTGTTGCGCCGCATTAAACTGCTGTTGGTTCAGCTCGTTTTGGCGGATGGCAATTCCAGTCTTGCCAATAGCATCAGCTTGCTGGTTTGCAGCATCAATGAGCTTTTGAGCCTCGCCGGTCATGTACTGCTGTTCGAGGCTGGCTCGCATCTCAGCCGTGACGACCTTGTTTTCAATGGCGCCGCCGTACTCGACTGTTACCGCCTTTGTTTCGGCGGGTTTGGCGTTA